ACCAATAATAACCGAGCATCAACACGCGCCGTTCCGGACCTCAGTTTATTTCTCTGGTTGATTGTCATTTCTTAATCATGATAGATTAGGCCCCGAGATCGTCAGGGCCTCATTGAAGTGAAGCTTCGTATTTATCGATTAGTTACAGCTAATCGTTTTCCTTGGCGGTCTCAGTCAAATAAGCTTTCAATCGTTTCGCTTCCGCTGCCAAAATCAAAATCACCGAAAAATACATCGTAGTGATCTGTGTCTATTTCATCGCTATCCACTCGTGTTACATCACCGTCTGGCGTTACTCTGATGCGCTCGTTGGATCCGGCTAGAAATATTGAAGTTTCCGTGATTTTATATTTTCCCCATCCCCCGACAACTTGATCTTCGTCAATAGCATAAATAACTCCATCAACGTCAACGATGGCGAAATCTGAATCTGGTCTGCGTGAATTATAAATTATTTTCATTTCGGCTCTCCAATAAGCCCGGCTCATCCGGTTCCGCCTGGGGCTTTGCTGCTCCATTGGCTAAAGATTCTCCTCCTTTTATTTGATAATGTCAATACATATTCAAATATTTTTATATTGTCTAACCAAAAGTAGGTAATCCTCCCTATAGACTTTTTTCAAAATTCTCATTTTTTGCCTATTTTATGAGAATAAAAACCGCCATGCTAACACCATGGCATACACACAAACTCAACTCGACGCATTAGAAGCCGCAATCGCACAAGGCGCTTTGTCTGTGCAATTCGGCGAGCGCAAGATCACTTATCACTCGCTTGCTGAGATGACTTCTTTGCGCGATACCATGCGCTCAGAGTTAGGTGTTGCCAAGCCTGCGGGCTCACGCTCGCGCATTATCCAGATTAAAACAGGTAAAGGGCTATGAGCCTGCTATCCCGTGTTGTCGGCTTTGTCTCTGGCGATAAAAAAGCCAAGACCCCGGTTAAGCGGCGCTATGACGCCGCCAGCCGCACTACGCGCACCAGTAACTGGATAACCCCGGCAACCGATGCGACATCGGCTATCGTTAATCCTGTACTTATTCGCAACCGTGCCCGCGATCTGGTCCGTAATAATCCCTGGGCCAACAAAGGCGTCTCGGTCATTGTCAATAACGTGGTCGGCTATGGCATCCGCGCGCAGTTTAAATCAAGTACCAAGCGCAACACCAAGCGAGCACAGGATTTGTGGAAAGCCTGGGCCGAAACAACGCAATGCGATGCCTACGGGCTGACCGACTTTTACGGCATCCAGCAGATAGCAATGCGGGCAATGGTCGAGTCTGGCGAATGCTTGATCCGGTTGCGGCCTCGTCTTATCTCTGACGGATTAGCCGTGCCTTTTCAGTTGCAAGTGCTGGAGGCTGATTATCTTTACGAGTTTGCCGACGGACCGTTAGCAACCGGCGGCTATGTCCAACGCGGCATCGAATATGACGCCATCGGTCGCCGTGTCGCTTACCTGATTTACAAAGCGCATCCCGGCGCAACAGGCCGTTTTTACGGCACCTTCAGCACTGGTTACTCCCGCGTCCCGGCTTACGAAATCATCCATTTATTCCGTAGCGACCGTCCAGGACAAGAGCGCGGCGTATCATGGCTGGCTCCGGTGATGATCCGCTTAAGAGAGTTCGACATCTACGAGGATGCCCACCTCAATCGCCAGAAACTAGCCAACCTGTTTGCTGGATTTATCTATTCCGATGATCCCGCCGAAACCGAAGAAGAGTTCAGCGACGTTTCTGAATTGAGCCCCGGCTCAATGTACATCATGAAGCCTACCCGCAAAGTTGAATTTTCAAATCCGCCGAGTGCCGGCGATTATGGTCCGTACACTGTCGCAGTACAGAGGGCTATAGCGGCTGGTCTTGGCATTACGTTTGAGTCGCTGACCGGCAATCTTTCTGAAGTTAATTTTTCGTCGGCCCGCATGGGCTGGCAAGACTTCGGCCGCAGCGTCGATTCATGGCGCTGGCAATTGTTCATCCCGCGCGTGTGCAATGGCGTTGCCCGCTGGTTTGCCGATTTTTCCGGCATCCCCGATTTAACCCAGGAATGGACGCCTCCGGCGAGAATGATGGTTGATCCGGCTCGTGAAATGCCGCCGATTATCGCCACGGTCAGGGCTGGGCTTTGTACTTTGCCCGAGGCAATCCGGTCGCTCGGTTACGATTTTCACGCGGTCATGGATGAGATCAAATTGAGCAATGATTATTTAGATCAGCTTGGATTGATACTGGACAGCGACCCCAGAAACACGGCCAACCAAGGTCAATACCAAATAACAGGGGCAAACAATGCCAACGAAAATACAAACAAGACAGCTGCCTAATCTCAGTACGCGGGCGGCATTCGTCCCAGCAACGCTGAATGAAGAAACCCGCACGGTTGAGCTGACTTGGTCGACCGGGGCGCAAGTACGGCGCATTGATTACTGGGATGAGACAACCTGGATCGAACAGTTAAGCCTGGATCCGGCGCATGTCAACCTAGACCGGCTCAATTCAGGAGCGCCATTACTGGCTAATCACAATAACTGGAGCCTAGATAATGTACTGGGCGTTGTTGAAAAGGCCTGGGTTCAGGGCGGCGAAGGCCGCGCCCTGGTGAAATTCAGCGAGCGCGAGGAAATTTTGCCCATTATCGCCGACGTCAAAGGCGGCATATTACGCAACATCAGCGTCGGTTACACAATAAAAAAACTGGAAAGACAGCCAGACCTGCAAGACGGCCTGCCTGTTTACTTGGCTATCGACTGGGAGCCGATGGAAATATCGTTAGTCACAATCCCCGCCGATCCCGGCGCACAAGTGCGCAGCGAAGGCGAAACAAATTTAGTCACAATCACTAACCAAGAGGGTAACGCTATGACGGCAAAAGTCGAAGAGCAAACGACCGAAACGCGCGGAGCTGCTCCGACTGTACCGGGCACCGTAGAAAACAAAATTGACGAGTCGGCTATTCGTGCCGATGCGGCAAAAAATGAGCGCACCCGCGTTTCCGAGATCCGCAGATTTGGGCAAATGTCGCGTATTGATGATGCTGTTGTAAATGATCTGGTCGAGCGCGGCGTCGATCTGGATGCGGCAAAAGCGGCCATGCTCGAATCCTGGTCCAAAAAAGTGGATGCCGAAACCACGCGCGGCGATGCCTCCGTTATCACCGATGAACGGGATAAGTTTATCGAAGCCGGTGTTAACGCCATCCGTGGCCGGGCCGGTGTCGACAAGATGGACGGTGGCAATCAATTTCGCGGCATGCGTATGACCGAAGTTGCCAAGCTATGCCTTGAGCGTGTAGGCGTATCAGCCATAGGCATGGATGAACGCGACATGGTCAAGCGCGCATTTACGACCAGCACCAGTGATTTCCCGGTCTTGTTGGAAAATGCCATTCATAAAACCCTGCTGGTGGCCTATAACACAGCTAAGCCGACCTTTACCCGCTTTTGTGCCATCGGCTCGGTAACGGATTTTAGAGCGCATAACCGTTATCGCTTGGGTTCATTCGGCAATCTGGATGCGTTAACCGAAAACTCCGAGTTTAAAAACAAATCCATTCCCGACGGCGAAAAATCCAGCATTACTGCTGGCACCAAGGGGAATATTATCAATGTCAGCCGTCAAATGGTTATCAACGACGATCTGGGGGCATTTATCGGCTTGGCGCAAATGTTGGGTAATGCGGCCCCTCGTACTATTGAAGCCGACGTTTATGCTTTGTTGGCGAGCAACCCCGTCATGCCTGATGGTATCGCGTTATTCCATGCCGATCATGACAACTTGGCTGCATCCGGCGCTGTAGTGTCCGTTACCTCCATCGAAGCCGCCCGCGTCGCTATGTCTAAACAGCTCGATATAAGCGGTAATGATTTCCTGGATTTATCGCCGGCGCTTTGGCTAGGCCCTAAGTCCTTCGGCGGCCAAGCTCGCGTTGTCAATGATGCGCAGTATGACCCTGATACAGCCAACAAGCTGCAAATGCCTAACCGCGTGCGTGGACTGTTCCGAGACGTCATCGATACGCCAAGAATCACCGGCACCGAATGGTACACATTCGCCGATCCAAACGAAGCCCCGGTCATCGAAGTGGCCTTTTTGAACGGCGATCAAGAGCCGTTTTTAGAAAGCGAACAAGGCTTTGACGTTGACGGAATGCGCCTGAAAGTCCGCCTGGACTACGGCGTTGCAGCCGTTGATTTTCGCGGCGGCTACAAAAACCCCGGCGCAAACTCTTAATTAACCGGCATGGCGGCCCTGTAACGGGCCGTCAACCTTAATCATCAGAATAAAGGAAAGTCAACATGGCTAATAATTACAAACACTCCGGCGACATTGTTGATTACGTCAATGGTACCGGCGCAGCGATAGCCAGCGGCGCACCCGTTGTTATCGGAAATCAGCAGATGGGCATTGCCCTGATTAGTATCGCTATCGGCGCAACCGGAGGAGTTGCAAAAAAAGGCGTTTTTGAACTTGCCAAAAACACCGGTGACGCCGTCACCCAGGGGCAAAAACTCTGGTGGGATGGTGCGGCGGGCGAAGTGGTTAATGCTCCTGCCATCAACACCTATTTCATTGGTTACGCCGATCAAGCCGAGCTGGCTGCAACGGCAACCGTACTGGTTGACCTTGAGGAATTTAATGAGGAGGGTCCGCGGG